TCGCTCAGCAGCAGTTCGGCCGCAATGTCCTTGATGCGAATGCCCTTGGCCAGGCTACGCAGCACCGTCAGCTCACGGTCGGACAGGGTTTCGATCAACTCCTTCTCCGACGCCTGCACCGCACTGCCATCAACCGACGAATATTCCGTCACCGGAAACAGCTTGTAGCCCGACATCACCATCTGCACGGCATTGACCAACTGTTTCAGGTCACTGTCCTTGGCTACGAAACCGGACGCCCCGGCCCGCGCGCAACGCACCGCATAACGACTGGCATCCAAACCAGAAAACACAATGATCTTGGCCGGTTTTGGCTCCGCATGCAGACGTTGCAGTACAGCAAAACCATCGAGTTGCGGCATATCCATATCAAGAATAATCAGGTCCGGCGCCAGCTCGCGAACCTTGCTGACCACCTCCACGCCATTGCTAGCCTCCCCCACCACCTCATGCCCCGCTTGCTCCAGCGTCATCCTGGTCGCCATGCGAATGACCTCATGGTCATCTGCGATCAATACTCTAGCCAAGCAATCACCTCGATCGACAATGAGCGGAACGCGCCACAGCGTTGGCCCGCGCGCAATCTGATCGTAGTACCGAAGCGCAAAACGTGTAGGAAACGTGAAAGATTTAACGAGTTACCGCCTGGGACGAGGCTAAGCCGCTACAGAAAAGCCAGGCGGCACTATTCGGACGTAGACGAGCGGGCACCCCGTACATGCTCCATCGCGCTTTGAATCAGCTGATCGGACTCCCGGCTTCTGGCGCCCTCGCTGTAGGTCTGCAAAAAGACCACGGCTTGCCTGAGGATAAATTGCCCCGTTTCATTCGCCGGGAACTCACCCGCTTCCAGACGCGCCAACACCGCATTGGAGATATCGCTCACCTGTGTATCCGTGCAGGTTTTTATCGCCGCCATATCCTCAGGACGATCAACGCTGGCGATGTGAAGCTTCTCTGAGCAACCCAGCACCACCAGCGCTTGAGCGCCCGAAAACTCTTCGCGAAGCCGCTGATCATCGGCGGCAGTTCTTGCCTTCGCCTCGGCGACTGAGGCGGTGTCTGGCACCGGGGTTGGCTTTGTGGCGCAGCCGGACAAACCGGTTAGAGCACCGGCGATGGACAGGCTGGTGATTAAAATCCGTTTCATCTATTGCTCCTTTTCAAGGTAATCGCAGCTTACCCAATCAGGTTCTTGTACCGCCATCTGGCCGGTTGGACCTCTGAAGGCTGATCAACGTTATCGGCGCTTAAATCCGGCTATGACAGGGCTGGCCATAGCAGACCGCCTCACCAAGAGCGCAAAAATAAAAAATTGATGCCCGCAACAATAGAAGTTTCGACCCAGAAACAACAAAGGCCTACCTGCATCGCTGCAGATAAGCCTTTGTTTTTAAATGGTGCCCGGAGCCGGGGTCGAACCGGCACGTTCAAAGAACGAGGGATTTTAAGTCCCGGTGACAGTGCTTTAAAATCAGTAGCTTAAGTCGCTTTCCAGGCCGCAAAAAGCCATTCAGCGCTCCGTTGGAGCCCAATAAATACGCGGGCAGTCAATTGATTGCGGACCGGTTTTTCGGCCGTTCCTTGACCCTTGCGTGAAGACACAGTGATGATGCAGCAGTAGTGTGGAAATCGGGGCACGGGCCAGACAGATAAAGGCGATCGGGCATTATCTGTCTAAATCGCCACCCCGAGATAGGCCGCTTTAAGCCCAGTAAAGTCGAGATAGATCGACCTAGTTTTAGACAGCATCTACCCACTTCAAATCCAAGGACGGAATACCTATATGCGTACATTTACCTGCCTGTTCATCCCACTCTTTCTGGTTTCTTGGAGCGCTTCGGCGACAGATGCTCCGTGTACTGTCACTTGCTCTCAGGGGGAGTACGCTGATGCAGCCATGCCCAAGTGGGAAAAAGTCCGAAATGACGTCGAGAAACAATGGAATTTTCTGCTTCAGCAGGCTGGGAGAGAACCAAACCCTGCCTCACTCAAGGATCTGCAAGCCGCCAAGTTGAGCTGGGAGAACTACCGCGAATCGTTCTGCGAGTCCGTGTCCAGAACCTATGGTGGGGCATGGGCCAGCGCACACTCCTCGGACTGCCGAACACAAGTTGGTGAGGCCTTCCTCAAGTCATCTAGCGGATACGGTTGGTAAGAGAGCGAAAAGGCGACAGATTTTTTTCTCTACTCTAAACGTCCGCCTCTGGCCGATAAGCACCTGTCGTGACCGGCTGCAAACGGCCCAGAGTGTGTAAAAACGCTCGGACAAACCCTTGCTATGATTTCTGAGAAATTCATCGCGAGGGAAGCCCATGAAAAGGTTTATCCAAGGTGAGCACCGAGGTCAGAGCACCTTGCTTCCCGAAAGCCTCGACGACTACGTCAGCGAAACCAATCCGGTACGCGTGGTCGATGTCTTCGTCGATGAACTTGACCTCGCTACGTTGGGTTTTGATGGCGTCATTCCAGCCGAAACCGGCAGACCTGCTTACCACCCAGCGATCCTGCTGAAGATCTATATCTACGGTTATCTGAATCGCATCCAATCGAGCCGACGCCTTGAGCGAGAAGCTCAACGCAACGTCGAACTGATGTGGCTAACCGGGCGGCTCATGCCCGACTTCAAAACCATCGCGAACTTCCGAAAAGACAACAGCGAGGCCATTCGCGGCGTCTGCCGCCAGTTCGTTTTGCTCTGTCAGCAGTTGGGCCTTTTCGGAGAAAACCTGGTCGCCATCGACGGCAGTAAATTCAAGGCGGTTAACAACCGTGACCGCAACTTCACCAGCGCCAAACTCAAGCGGCGGATGGAAGAAATTGAGTCGAGCATCAGCCGTTACCTGGCCGCACTTGATGCGGCTGATCGGCAAGTTCCAACTGCCTCCGAACTAGACGCTACGCGCCTCGCAGAGAAAATCGAGAAGCTGAAAACTCAAATGAAAGAGCTTCAGCTGATCGAAGCTCAGCTTAACGATTCGCCTGACAAGCAGGTCTCGCTGACCGATCCAGATGCTCGTTCGATGATGACGCGTGGCAACGGAATCGTCGGCTACAACGTGCAAACAGCGGTCGACACCGAGCACCATTTGATCGTCGCTCACGAGGTCACAAACGTCGGTTCTGACCGCGACCAACTCAGCTCCATGGCGAAGCTCGCGCGGGAAGCCACCGGCTCAGAAACGTTATCGGTCGTGGCTGATCGGGGCTACTTCAAAGGTGAAGAAATCCTGGCCTGTCACAACGCCAATATCAGTGCCTACGTGCCAAAGCCGATGACCTCAAACGCCAAGGCAGATGGGCGGTTCAACAAAGATGCCTTCGTTTATGACGCAACGAAAAACGAATACACGTGCCCGGCTGGTGAGGCACTGATTTGGCGATTCTCCAGCGTTGAGAAAGGCATGAATATGCACTGCTACTGGAGTTCGACGTGCCAGAGTTGCACGCTGAAAACTCAGTGCACGCCAAGCACAAATCGTCGAGTGAGGCGCTGGGAACATGAAGCTGTGCTGGAGGAAATGCAACGTCGGTTGAACCAGAAGCCGGAGATGATGCGGGTGCGAAAACGGACGGTTGAGCATCCCTTCGGGACGCTCAAACAATGGATGGGGGCAACGCACTTCCTGACTCGAAAACTGAACGGGGTGGGCGCAGAAATGAGCTTGAATGTGCTCGCCTACAACTTGAAGCGGGTGATGAAAATCATCGGCACTGAAGGCTTGTTGAAGGCGATGGCGGCGTAAAAGCCCGGCTTTTACTGCCCCAAGAGGTGCCAAAGCGCGTCATACGCGCTCTGAAGCGTTACCAGCGCTGATCGTGGTAACTAATCGGAAAATCGCCACGCCCAGGAGCAATGGACTGAAGCAGGCACGATAAGAAAGTGTTTTTACACACTCTGGGCCGATTGCGGCCTGTCGTGACCGGCTGCAATCAGCCACTTGCAGCCAAACCACAGGTTTCTTCTGAAAACTGCCTTATGCAGCAGAACGCAGTCCATCCAGAGCGCAATCAATCCACGCTACTCCAGTCTTGATCAACTCTCTCGCCTTGGCCTCACTGATCTTGAACTCCCCGCCGATACGTAGCGCGGGCCATTTCGCGCCAAAGTACAACCAGATGAAATCTCCCATTTGCTGGTTGCGGGTGGTGAGCCTGGCCACTGCTCCATCAACCGCCAGGGCTGTGTCGTCGAGGATGATGTACGACTTCACGCCGCCCGAAATCATCGTGTTGTCACGCATCAGCGCGTGCATGGGCGAGACATAACGCGGCACCCCCATACCATCCATCCGCCACCAGCCCCACTGCTCCAGCAGGTATTCCGTGTCGCCCAGTGCCTTGCCCGCGTATGTCCGAATTTTCATTTGTGCTCCTAGTCCCCAGTCCTATTTCCACCGCCCTGGCCAGCGCGGTTTCTACTCTTTCCGTAATCGTCTGCCGGCCCGGCCTTCGGCATCAGCGCCTGGTAATGCGCCAACTGCTTGTTCGCGTGGTTTAACCTCAGCCGCAGCTGCATCACCATCGCCTCCGCTTCCAGCGCCTCGCCAGTCTCTCGATTGACGAGCCCGGCGCCGTTGCAACCTGCACATGGCATCTCGTGGAAGATGCCTTTCAATGCCCCTTTGCCTTGGCAGGTCGCGCAAGGGCCAAGCGGAACAATCGCAATACTTCGGCTCGGCCCGTGCCTCTTTGGGATCACGCCTTCACCACCACTGTGGTCGGCAGAGCCAGGTACCCGTTGATGACGTCCATCGCGGCCTGCAGCCCTCGGCAAACGATGGCCATGTAGCCCTGCATTTCGACACCCTGAAGGAAAGCCTGCTGGCTCACGCTCACCACAGAGTCATGCGGCGGCGTGGCCTTGAACTCGATGTAAAGCCCGAAGTGACCGCCGCGCGCCATGGGCAGCACGATGTCACTGACGCCGGCCTTCACGCCCTGCCCTTTCATTTTTGCCGCCACCGCTTTCAACCGGTGCCCACCGTTCGGCACGTGAAAGGCCAGCTTGTAGGCCTGGGGGTGCTGTAGGCGCAGCCAGTCGAAGAGCATCTTCTGCTCAGTGCCTTCGTAATCGGCAGCTGGACGGCGGCTGATGGTGCGCGGCGCGGGCTTGAATGCGGTTTTAGCCATTGGCAGCAGACCTCATATCGCGGTCAATCCACAGCGCAGCACCAGCAGCTGTTGGATACGAGCCAAGAGTGGCGCCGGTCGGCGTCCTGGTGCGGTACTTCCAGCAGGGGAAGCCATCAACCGAACCGAACTCCGCAGTGATGCTGTAGCCCGCCGGGTGCTCGAGCAGATGCAGCCCTTTCGGCACCCAGCCGGCAATGGTCATGCTCTCGAAGGTCATGCACAGATTCAGGCTCCAGCCGTCAGGGTGGTAGCGATGCTTTCGCAGGGTTGTTTTCACGCTTCAATCTCCGTTCCATCAAGCCAGGCCATAAAGCCGGCGGGGATATCCTGGCCGCCGCGCGCCAGCAATTCGCAGCAGCGCTGCAGCAGCTCCTCCTGGGTGCCGTAACGCTGTTCAAACCGGAATTTGTTGTGGTGGAAGGCAACACCCTCCCCGCCGTGCTGGTGGTGCAACTCACAGAGCGGCAGCACGTACCAGTGCGCGTGCGGCTTGGTGCGGCCGTCGCAGTGGTGGATGGAGCAGTGGTTGTTGACCCGCCCATGCCAGATGCAGGCAATGCAGCCCACTTCGTTGACCAGCATGTCGTGCCAGCGCTTCTGCTCCTTGGTAACCGCCCTTCCCTGCATCATGCCGGCACCTTCGAAGCCTTGCGGTCAGCCAAGATCAAGCGGAATACCTCTTGGTCATCGCCCGTATAGGCGAAAGGCGCGCGCCCGCCTGGGCGAGTCACCGTCCATCTGTCGTTCGGCAAGTGGCACAGCGCAACGGTGTATCCATCCACGGTTACCCAGCAGTCGCGAATCGGTGTGCTGTCGGCGTTCAGCTTTGGGGTCAGCGCCAGGCTATTGGACATGGCGACCACCTACCTGACAGCGCAGGGCATGGAGCGCAGCACGGGCTACTTCTGGCGTTCGCCGAGCCGCAACCTCCGATGGGAGTCCTTTAGGCATGGCCTGGAGAGGCTGACCCGAAACTAAGCGGCGGACGGCTATCGTGTAGTTCCGCTCGAAGAGCATCAGACCCAGGGTGCCGTCGAGCCTGTTCAGGTTGTCGAAACCCGATTCCTTGGCAGCGTGATAAATCGCGTTATGGCTCCAACGCCCCCGCCCCGCAATCGACGGGTGCACGAGACGGCAAGCCTCGCGGTATGCAACCGAAACGTCAGGCAAGCCGAGCATCTCGGCCGTGGGCTCGCATGATTTGATGAAGTCGCCCGGTGCCGGGATGAAGGGCGACCCGCCTTGACGGGAACGCATCAGGCCAAACCGGAGCTGGTCGATGTCGCTCACGGAAGCTTCCATCAACGCCTTCGTCCAGGTTCGTTTCGCGTCCTTGTACGACTCCATGTCTGGCCATGACGTTTTCCAGGCCGAATGGATCGAGCGCAGCTCGCGGAACAACCGGTTAACCACCATGGCGGTTTCTTTGCTGAGCACTGCATCGGCCGCCAGAGCATCAAGGCTGGCTGGTGCCGGCATTGCTGGCACAGGCCCTTTCCAGAGATTGGCAGTGAGTTCGGTTGTGGTTTTCATAACTGCCCCTCGCCAGTCAGCCAACTGGTGTCGTTGTCGTCAGTCACTGGCTGGCCAGAACCAGCCACGCGCTCACGCTTCGCCCAAGTCGAGAGTCGATTGGCCCATCCGCCCTGGCTGTCGAACACGGTGGGTCGAGCGCAGTGGTAGGCCAGGAAGCTGCGGAATACGTCGTCGGGAATTTCGAACCCGACAGGGAAAGCCATCAGGGTGAGCTGGGTTTTCAGGTGGCGGACCGTTGGGGTCCACTCGGGGAACATGGCGAAACGCTGAGATTCGTCGATCACTTGCTCAGGCGTTTGCGCAGGCAGCTGCTGCTCTTCGGTTACTTGATGGTTAATTGACGTATTGGGTGCAGCCGCTGCACCCCGTTCTGTCGAAATCTGCACCCCGTCCTGTTGTAGGTTGCACCCCGTGCCGTCATTTGCACCCCGTTCTGACCGGGGTGCAGATTCTGCACCCCGCTTAAGTAGGAGGTCGTAAACCACCGGGCGACGGTCATGGCGGTCGATATGAACGGCCGCGATCGCCTGGTTACCGCGAACGATCAAGCCGGCCTTCTCCAGGTCGTCGAGCTTGTAACGGACGGTGCGTTCGGAAAGGCCTGTGTCAGCACTCAGCGTGGTCGCCGAGGGAAAGGCACCGCGGCCATCCGATCCGGCGTAGTTAGCGAGGCAGAGCAGAACGTGCCGCGCACTGGAGTCTTTTAGATCGCGCTGTGCGAGCGCCCAGGACATTGCTTGAACGCTCACTGCGCAGTTCCTGCCACACGGAGAGGAGTTTTCCCTCTGTTTGCCGCGAGCACGACCTGGGCACGCTGGCGAACCTCGCAAGCGCGGGCCTCCACCGAAAGCAGGTGCTCGATGAACACCGGCAAGTTTGGTACGTCGGATTCGTCGATAACGCCGTCAGCAAGCACATCACTGCCCTTCGCCACCGCCTGGCCCATGTGGGCGACGAACAGGCCGAAGGCAGTAACTGGGTGAGCATCACCGCCTGAGGCGCGGGCACCCACCAAACCGTGACGGCTGGCCAACTCGTTGATGCAGCGCTCTCGGTGCTCCGCGTCCAACGCCAGCACCCAGGGCTCTTCGATCCAGCTCGCCAACTCTACCTCACCACTCAGCCAGCGGTTCACGCGGCGCAGCCAGTTGCCGGACTCCTTCATGAAGGTCTTGGTGTCGTTGGTGGCGCCAAGGGCCCCGAAGTCAGGAACGTCTTTGGCGCGACCCTTATCTGGAATGGCCAGATGAATTTGCTTGCTCAACTCCGCGGCGAAGTCGTCCTGGCTGAGGCTGGTGCGCGCGATCATCTCGGCGGCATGCGCCACCAGCACCTGGTCACGGCTGAGGGGGTGTCTGAGGTTGGACGTATTCATAGCTGGCTCCTGCTCTTACTGTTCGGGCCATGGAAACCACAACCCCCTCAATTTCAATCTGCCTCAACACCTGCAAGCGGCTGGTGGGGATGGCTGTAAAGGTCGGAACCTCGCTGTTACGCTCTGGAGCTCTCACACAACACAGCGAACCAGGAGGTTCCGATGACCGCTCAAATTACGGATGCTTTGCTCGAAACAGTTATGCAGCACATCAGGGAGAATCCTCGGAAGACCTCAGCAGGGTCACTGCCGGGGGATACCGATTTGAATTTGTTGGCCGTCCGAGAACTACGGCGCAGAGGCCTAATCACAGGGGTATTCCTGGACGATCCAACCCGTGCAGGGGATCAGTCAGGGCGGTTTCTGGCCGATGCTGCGCGGCTAGAACCCGCTTAACCTCCTCGCCCAGCTCATTCATAGGCGCAGGTTGCTCGCTCAAGCCGTTCAGCGTCGCAATTGCCCAGTGCAATTCCCGCAACTCATGGCCGAGCCCGTTGCTCGGATTGAGCAGCCGGATTCCGTGCTGCACTTCGATCATCGTCAGCGCGTCGTGCGCCATCCGGACCTTTGCCCGAACCCCTTCCAGCACCAGCGATAGCGCGGCAGCCTGGGTTGCGTTGAGAGTCATTCGATGCTCCTGCTTTTATCGTGGAGCCATGAAAAACACGGCCCGTCTTCGTAGCTCTTTCAGGCACCCATTCAGGCGGCCGAATGAAGAATCTCTCGGCCGTACAAAGCCTCAATTGCCTTGCCGGTTTCGTATGCGATCCCCGCGCCCTTGAAGGCCCGATGGATTGTTGGCTGCGTGGTCCCTACCTTCTCGGCGACGGCCTTTTGCGACAGACCAGTGGCAAAGAGTTCGGACAGCATTTCCTGAATGGTCATGGAGACCTCCTATGCATGTTCGTATTACCGATAATACGCACTCGTATTGAAACGAGCAATACACTCCCCCAATACGTTTACTTATTGGCGACGACATGAAGATTGGCGGCCGAGTAGAAGCCGAAATGAAACGGCGGGATTGGAGCGAAGGCGAGCTAGCGCGGCGTACAGGCGTTAGCCAGCCGACTATCCATCGAATTTTGAAAGGCGAATCAAAAAGCCCACGCCACGAGAACGTTCAAGCGATTGCGAAGGCATTCGGTTGCACGCCGGAATGGCTGTGGACCGGCGTAGGCAAAGCCCCCACGGAGTCCTCTACGCAGCCACGTAGTCTCCAGACTTCGGCGGCAGAAGTAGTCCTCGGTTTGCTCCAGAAGCACGCCACCAAAGGATTAAGTCCGGAGGCTCAAGAGAAAATTGCACAAGCTGTGCAGGATTCGCTGAGCGAGCAGCTGTCCGCCCCTGGTGTGTCGAGCAATGTCGTAGACGCGGACTTCTCGCGCTTCAAACCGCGCAAGGGCGATATCTCGATTCCCCAGTACGACGTTCGCGGCTCGATGGGCCACGGCCAACTGCCGGCCGACTATGTCGAGACAATCAAGAACGTCACGATCAATGAAGCTCACCTGAAAGAAAGCGGCGTGACTTACTCCAGCGCTGCAGCCCTCGCGATGATCACTGGCTGGGGCCAGAGCATGGAAGGCACCATCAACGACAAAGATCCGCTAATCGTCGACCGCGGCGTGAATGAGTTCGTTGGGGATGGCATCTACGTGCTGACCTGGCACGGGCACCTATATATCAAGAGGGTGCAGGTAGCAGATGAGGATCACTTCGAGCTGATTTCAGATAACCCGAAGCACAAAGACCGAATCGCACTGATGGGGGATGTGACCTTCCACGCCAGGGTGCTGATCGTTTGGAACGCGAAAAAACTATAAAAAACGCCAACATCGGCTGATAAGGATATCCAGTGCCAGAGTTAACACTAACCAGATTGACAGTAGCAGCGCCGCCATTTCGCAAGTTGAAAAACTTCGAGATAAATTTCGCCAAGCGAATTACTTTGATCGCCGGCCATAACGGCATAGGTAAGTCTACGATTCTCGCACTCATCGCAAATGGTTCAGGACTACGGACTGCGAAATTTAGCAGTTATATGAACCGCAGCTTTCAAGGAAGCTTAAACGAAGTCATACATCTCGATTATGCTACTGAGTTCGAAGAAAAACAGGAAAACGACGAGCTTCCGAACCCGCTACTTGAATACCAAATCAATGGTGATTCTTTCGTAAAGCGATGTTCTTTAACGAAACGCACAATCTACGACGCCGATGGAAACTTCAAGCGAATGGAAGTGCGTGTCGTACCCCGCAATAGATATAGCGGTGAGGACGGATTCAAGGTCGGCATCGCGTCCAAAGTGCCGATACCGACAATTTATTTGGGCATGACCCGGATGCTTCCCATCGGGGAAAGCGACCCAGACTTAATTGAAAACCAAAAAGACACTGCCATTGATGATACAGATGCCGAGTTCATTGCGGCTTTTGTGAATAAAGTAATTCGGTCTGGTGTGGCGCCGGAACAGGCGAAGAACATAACCACTCAAGCAATTAACGGAACTAAAAAAACAAACAAGCACCCCGAGTACAATCACAGCCCTAAAAGCATTTCTTTGGGTCAAGACAGTTTGAGTGCAATCGCAACAGCCCTTGCATCGTTTCGGAAACTGGAAAGGGAGTGGGATGAATACCCTGGCGGTTTGCTAGTAATCGATGAGCTTGATGCTGGGTTCCACCCGCATGCGCAAAGAAAGCTCATTGAAAGCATCCAAAACGTAGCCAA